GACTTTAACCGTGCAAAATCAAATATTAAATTTTTAGAATATTCAGCATGTAAAGTCCCTACAATAGCTTCTGCTGTAGAACCTTATTCAAAAACAATAGAAGTTGGTGAGACGGGACTTCTTTGTAAAACAAAAGGTGCTGTTTTTATGGATTGGTATAAGTCGATTAAAAGACTTGTGTTAGACGAACAATTAAGAGAAAAATTATCTGAAAATGCATATAATTACGTATATGAGAATTTTAATATAAAAAAGAATATTAAATTATGGAAAAATCTTTATATAGATATTATAGATGGAAGAGAAGTATGAAAATAAATAAAATTTTAGAAATAGTAGAGAAAACATTGAATTCGAAACAAGATTCAATAGACGAATTGTTTATTTTTAATCAAGAAGACAATAGTTTAAATAGAGTCTTAGAAGCTTTAGAAAAAGAATCTCGTAAAAAAATACCCGATAATATTATTTTCATTACAGTAAAAGATATAATAGACTTTTATGAATCAGATGAATAAAACCACAAATTTCAGAAAAAGGACGAATAAAAATGCCTTATGTAAGCGACCAACAAAGAAAATATTTTAATGCTAATAGAGATAAAATTGGAGATAAAGTAGTAGATGAATTTAATGAAGCATCTAAAGGGATTAAATTACCTAAGAAAGTAAAAAAGAAAACAGAAAAATCATTAATGTTTTTCTTTAAAAAAGCAATATGTAAGTTGCCTATAATGAAGTCAAATGGAAATAAATAAAGAATCAATTTTAATAAGTATTTATAGAAGCTCAAATAAAAATAAAGAAATTATAGGGAAGTATTTTAACCCATCTAAAGACTGTTTTGGATGTAAAATAGTTAGTGGTTTGTCATTAGAAAAAGCATGTAAACAAATCAATATAGATTTAGAACAAATTTTAAGAGAATTAAGATGATAAAATGGCAAAAAACAATGAAAGCGAACTAACTAAAGTATTATCTGAATTAAGTCTTGAATTGAGTCAAATAAATTCAGCGAATCAAGATATAGAACCCGTAGAATTGGAAGAATTTTTATATAGTGAAGATTATATGAAGCTCCCAAAACTTTCAGATAGACAATTAGAAGCATTAACTGTTCTAGACGATGATAATCTGAATACAAATAAGATTTTAGAAGCAGTTCTCATATGGGGAAAAGGTTCAAAACTTTACGACTCTAAAATTCCATCTCCAGATGGAAATGAATATAAAATTGGTGAATTAGCAGATCAAAATAAATCAATAGATTTATATAGTTATAATGAAGAAACTAAGCAAATTGAAATTGAGAAATCACATGTGCCATTTTGGAAGGGTAAAGAAATGGTATATGAAATAGAACTGGAAGATGGAACCAAGACAAAAGTTTCTAGAGATCATCAGTTTTTAACAAAAAATGGTTGGAAAAAATTGAGTGAACTAAGTGAAGGAGACGAAATATTATCTTATGATACATAAATGCAAAATTTGTGGAAAAGAAATAAAAAATTTAGGATTAAGTGGACTACATTTTAAATTTAAGCATGATTTGACTATTGAAAAATATTGTTTACTATATGATATAGATTATAAAACAAAAAATCAGAAAAAAGAAGAAAAACAAAAGAATTTAATAAATTTAGATGATTATGTTGAATGTAAGATTTGTGGATTTAAAGCAAGTCAATTGACTTCTCATATAACAAAAATTCATAAAATGACTGTTCAAGAATATAAAGAAAAATATAATTCTAAAGTATATTCTGAAAAAATGATAAAAAACTTGAAAATAAAAAATAGTGGCAAGAATAATCCTTTTTATAAAGCTCATCCAAATGGTTTTGATTATATGACAGAAAAAGAAAAAAAAGAAAAATTTGGTATGCAAAAAGAAAATCATCCTTTATGGGGTAAAAAGCATTCTGATGAATCTAAAAGAAAAAACAGAGAAACTCAATTTGGAAGAACTTTAGAAGAAATTCATGGTAAAGAAAAAGCCCATAAAGTAAAAAATCAAATTTCAAAGTCTTTAAGTGAACTATATAAAAGTGATTACGGGATCAAGTTAAAGAAATATTTTAGATTGACAGCACTAAAAAGAATTGAAGAAAATTATGGAATTCCATATCCTAATTATAATCCATCTGCCTGTGAAATCTTCAAAAAATTTGATGAACGAAATCATACCCAAGGCAGATATGCTATTTATGGAGATGGCGAATATCAAATAAAAGAACTTGGATATTTTCCTGACTATATAAATTTCGATTTAAAATTGATTATTGAAGTAGACGAACCATATCATGAAAAATCTATTCAAAAATCGAAAGATATTGACCGTCAAAAAGAAATTCAAGAATTTTATCCAGATTTCAAATTTTTAAGATTCAAAGATTCGGAAATGAATAAAGTTTTAGAATTAGATTTATGCAAGTAAAATATAAAAAAATTAAATCCATAAAGTTTTATAAAGAAGATAATATTTATGATGTCGAAGTGCCTAAAAACCACAATTATTTATCAGACGGCTTTATCGATCATAATAGCGGAAAAGATTGGATTACTTCAATATTTTTTTCAAGAAGAGGATATAAACTTTTATGCAAAAAAAATCCTCAAGCTTTTTTTGGTTTACCTGAAGGCGAACCAATAGATTTTTTAAACGTAGCAGTATCTGCAGACCAAGCAAAAGATGTATTTTTTAATAAATTAATAAATATGGTTAAATTAGCAGGACCTAAAGCATTTAAACAATTTGGGTTCAGTCCTGAAAAAGATATATTAGATTCTAAAATAATATTTCCTAAAAATATAAGATTGTTTAGTGGCCACAGTGAAATGGATTCGATGGAAGGTAAAAATTTATATGCTGCTGTAATGGATGAGGCTGCAGCTTTTAAAACCGAACAAGAATTGAGAGGAAAAGGTCCTAGAGCTAAAAGAAGTGCAACGGCGATATATAAGTTTTTATCATCATCTATAAGGTCTAGATTTCCTCAAGTTGGAAAATTGATTTTGATTAGTTACCCTAGATTTAAAAAAGACTTTATTTTACAAAGATACGAAGCTGGGAAAAAGGACCCTCAAACATACACAAGTTTTGGAGCAACATGGGAAATAAACCCATTAAGAAAAAGAGAAGATTTTGCTAAAGATTATAGAGACAACCCAGAACAAGCAAAATCGATGTATGAATGCTTGCCACCTGAAGCCGAAGACCCCTTTATAAGACAACAAGAATACATAGATAAAATTATTGATTATTCCATGAGACGTCCAAGAGATATTTGGGGAAGTTATTTCCCTGACTTTAGGGGAAAACCTTATGAATATTCAATTGGTATTGACTTATCATTAACAAGTGATAGAACTGGTTTTGCTATGTGTCACAAAGAAATAGTTAATGGTAAAGAAAGAGTAATTTACGACTTATTAAAAAAATGGGAAGCTGAACAAGGTAAAGAAATAGACCTCGAAGAAGTAAAACAAGAAGTATTATTTTTACGTTCTAGAGGATTTAATATAACATCAGTTTATTTAGATCAATACCAGTCAGCTCATATAAAGCAACAATTAATTTCACAAGGATTTGATGTAAATATATTATCTATTGAGTCAAAAATTGAATATTGGAATTCTTTAAAAACACTCATTTATAACGAAGAAATAAAAACTTGTGACTCTGAAGATGCTCATTTACTTGTTAATGAGTTAAAGGGATTAAGTTTATTAAATGGAATGAAAGTTGATCATAAGGGAGATACTACAAAAGATTTAAGTGACGCTGTTGTAAGAGCTTTATATGGTATAACTCAAAAAGTAAAATCTGAAACAATGTGGCGTCCAATGTAAAGGAAGTAAAAAGTATGATTCATGAGTTTAGATGTCCTAAGTGTAATAATATTTTTGAAGCTGAAATTGCTCAAAAATTTGGTGGAAGATATAAATTAATATATCGAGATAATAAAGTCTTTAGAAAATTAAAAGACGGAAGTGAAATAGAAAACATTGAAGAACCTATTACAAGTAAGTGTCCTAAATGTGACTCGATTTCAAATAAAATTTTAAAAAATATTAGAGTAAAATATTCAGACAACATAATCCCAGGTAGTGGTTTTGCAACAGTTGATAAAAGACATTCAGATGGAATGTATTGGGATGCAAAAAAAAGCGTTGCAAGGTCTAAAAAAATAAACCAAGAAATGAAACACACAAAATGAAAAAAAATTTTTTAAAAAAAATATTTAAAAAAAATAAAAAAACAAAAAGTAAGAAAACAAGTGTAAAAAGAGCAAAGACGAAAAGAAAGTTTAAAGAACAAGAGAGCATATTGGACGATGAGGGATATTCTATGCCGAAATGTAGAGCAAATTTATTGATTTATACGATTCAGTTTAAACATGGTTACGAATTAGTCGCACCATTAATGTTGAATTAAAATAAAAAAGGAGAAAAAATGAGTGAAGTGAAAATAGAGAATAAAGAAGAAGCTATTAAGGCTCTTGAAAGTTTACATATTTTAGTATATTCTAGATTAAAGGGTAAGGGTCTTAGTTTAATAGAAAAAATTATAGATAAAGATGCTGAATTATTAGCAAGTAATAAAGAATTATTCATCTCCTATATTACATCTGCATCTAATGACATTTCGAAAACTATTAAAAGAGCTTTAGAATTTTTAAATGGTTAAGTTTTTTTCTCATAGCTCGAAAAATAAAGTAAGTGAATTAGCAGATCTTTTTGATATTTCTCAAGATAGGCAAGAAACATTAGGTCAATTTCAGCAAAAAATTAAAAGTACTCTCGATTATTATAGAACGTCAACGAATATTAAAAATAAAAAGCAAAGTGCAATTCAAAGAGACGAAATTCCTAAAGTAGATATTAATCAAATTATTTATGAAGTTGTTTCTTATGATGAGAACTTAATTAAAGATGCTGCAAAGAAAAATTTAAAATTAAAACAATTTACGATTGGTACAAAAATCGATGGGGTTAAATTATTAATAAGTCAATTAGCAAAAGAAAATCCCCCTTTGACTTATGTAGATCAAAATGGAAATGTATGGAGGCAAAAAGATGTATAAACTCCCTATTGAAAAATCTAAAGGACCATGGAAAAATAAAAAAGGTCAAATGAGAAACCCAAAAGGAGCTCTGCCTCGCGGAGAAAAAGATTTAATAGTTGATAGAAATAACCCAACATATAATTCTGATAATCCAGAGCATGATCACGGCTGGAAAGCTTCTCAAGAATCAATAAAGACTAATGTATAAGTTGCCGATTGAGAAGTCTACTCACAACGAATTAAGGCTAGTTCATGGAAGGTTTGGCGAATATTTTAAAAATATTAAAATATCTGACAATCTTGAAGAAAAGCAATTAATACAAAATCTTTTCGATAATCTCTCAATGAAAGATCTTAAAGAGGGTTACGAAAAAATGAAAATTATGAGAGATAAACTGCAAAAAAAGAAAAGAAGCGAATCAGAAAATAAAACATTAGCTAATTTAAGAGAAATGATTTCTCTAATTACAGATGAAGCTCAAAGAAGAAAAAAATGATTTATGTTTGTGCCGGCAAGGTCAATAGATATTACACGAATCAAAATCCAAAATATACTGCGGGAACGATAACAACAAAGATTGATAGGAAGTTTATAGATTTTTTAGATTATTTTGTAGGTTATAGAAAAACTCCTCAAGAATTGGCATTAGCTCAACCATATCCCGCTCAGTATATCGATAAAGATGGAAGAATATGGTATCAATCTGATGCAACTTCAACAGATAATCATCAATTTAGAGTAGGTGGTCAAAATATTTTTGATAAAATCGCTGAACACGGGACGACATTTATTCCGAGAAACTATACAAAATACCCTCAGCACGGTTCATGGGATATCCAGACAATGGGAAGTACGATACAAGAACAAAAGAAAAAAGGATTAATAAAATGACATATAAACTCCCAATAGAGAAATCAAAAGGTCTCTGGAAAAAAGGAAAAAAATACAAGACTGAATCTTATGGAGCATCAGATAAAATTAAAGTCTTAGACGAAAAAGGCAATAAAGTAAAAATCGAATATACAAATTTTGATAAAGAAGGAAATCCAAGAGAAACTGGGTGGGTAAGTAAAGAGAGCCTTAAGGAAGTCATAGATTAGTAATGTTAATTGAGAATGTTGATTATGTAATATGTCCAATATGTAAAAGAGAGTTTAAAAGAATAACAAGCGATCATTTAAAGTATAGTCATAATATTAATAGAAAAGAATTTATAGATTTATATCCTAATCAAAAATTATGTTGTGAAAATTCTAGTAAAAAATCAAGTTGCTCTAATAAAGGAAAAATTAGATCTGAGGAGTCAAAAGAGAAAAATAGAATAAAACATTTAGGTAAAAAAGCTTCAGAAAAAACTAAAAAATTAATGAGTATTCAAAGAAAAGACAAGACTAGAGTTAAAAGAGAAACACGTATTTGTCCAATTTGTAATAAAGAATTTAAAGTTAGAGTAAAATCAAATAAAAAAACTTGCTGTAAGCAATGTTCGCATATTTTAATGAGTAAAATAAAAAAAGGTAAGTCTACGTGGAATCAAGAGAATTCACAAAAACGTAAAAAAAGTATTAGTAATAATATTAAGAAATTATGGCAAAGTCATGTTTATAGAGAAAATCAAATAAAAAAAAGAAATACGAATGAATTTAAAAAAAAATCAAGTGAAAGAATATCGAATAGAATTATTTTAGGTGAATTTAAACCAAATACTTATTATAAAGATGGATACTTTTTCTCTAAATTAAATAATAGAAAATTTTATTATAGATCTCTTTACGAATTAGCTGCTTATATTTTCTTAGACGATGAAGATTCAAGATCTATTATTAAATCTTGGAAAACAGAATGTTTACGCCTTCCATATCAAGGTGATAAAGATTATATTCAACATACTGTTCCAGATATTTTTGTTGAATATAAAAGTGGAAAAAAGCAAATTATTAATATAAAACCAACAAGAAGATTAAAAGAAAGAGGTAATATATTAAAGCATCAAGCAACTCAAAAATATTGTGATGATAATGGAATAACTTTTTCAAGTTGGACCGAAAAAGAATTAGGAATTACAAAAGAAAGATATAAAGAGTTGTTAGAAATACGTAAGATTGGTATTGTAGAATGAGCCCTTATTTAGATGGAAGAGAAAATTTTAACCCTATTACTAGCTTTGGTAAAGAAGCTCAAAATTTAAAATGGGGAGATCATATACCTCAATTTCATTCTCAAGATAAGATTGTTTTTGGGAAGACTTATGATACTAAAGCTCAAGTTAATGTAGTTCAACATGCCGAACCGACAAAGACAAATAGTTTTTATAGTTCAATTAAGGGATACGAAAATAGAGGGTTTCCTGCACTCGACAACAACTCAACGGGAAATAGAAATTATGTAAACCCAATAGGGAAGACTACAACACACCTAACAGATACAACTTTTATAAATTCAAGACTTCCTAGATTAGTAGGGCCTGCAGTAGAGACAGAATCGCCATATAGAGGTAGTTCTTGGGGAGCTTATAAACAACGAGGGGAGATTAAATGACATTGTTTGTTATACAATCAGACAAATTACAATCTAATCGCATAGGTGTTGAAGTTACGTCGAAAGACCCGATACCAAACCCATATATTAGACAGAAATTAGTTCAAAAGAATAATTATCTAATAAATACTTCAAAAGAAAGAGGGAGCAAAGATGGTTATGAAATTTGTTTAGAGATTTTAAAGAATTATCAAGATGACTTAGATAAAGTATTAGAAAATTTAGAATCTTATTTAGCGCAAATAAATATTAAGCTACAAGAATCTAAATACAAAAAAACAATTGAAGACTATCAATACTTTAAAAATATTAGAAAAGCAGTTCAGACAATAATTGGATTTACGAAAGAGGAGTTAAGATGACTTTACATAATTATAAGTTACATAAAAATACATTACAGAAATCTTCAATAGAAAAATCAGAAACAATAGATATATCTAAATGGATCCCACAAGAATTAGATGATTCGATACTTAAAAGCATTAATCGAGAATTAGAAATAACGGACCCGACAGATGAAGAAATATTTAATAGTATAACAAATACCGAACGTGTAGACGTAAACGATGCTGAAATTACGCCATCGACAGTAGAGGATTCGAGATCTTTAATCGAAAATAAAATTCAAACAAATCTTTCTTTAGAAGAACAAGAAGGCGTAAGAAATAATATGATTATCATGATTTCTGAAGCTATTAACGATGCTCAAAGAAATAAAGTTCATATTTATAGCGATAAAAGACAAGAAGTATATAATAATGGAATTCAAATTGCTTTAACTATTGCTTTGAGTGATCTAAATTCAGGGATGTGCTTATATGAAGTTATTGAAAGATATTCAGAAGATGCTTCTCTTTATTTGAAACTTTTAGAAAAAGAACCTGACGTAGAAGAATTTGACTACCCACAAACAAGGTACAAGGGTATCGCAAGTGGATATATAAATTTAGCAAATGTAATTAAAGAAAAGTTGGGTCAAGCAGAACAGATGAAATATAAATTAAACGATATACCAAATCCAAAATAATAAGGAGAAAAAATATGGATGCAATGTATACTAAAGATGAAAGTCAACCAATTAGATCTACTATGAGACTAAAAAACGATAATGAAAAGGTCGAAGAATTAAAACAAAATTTTGCAGGAAACGCAAGAAAATTAGATTTTCTCAAAAAAAGCGATGGTTATAATTATTGTATTGGAAGTATTGGCTTGACTGAAGATTCAACTGAATATCGTATTTGGAAAACTTATGATGTTGTTTCTACAAGTAAAAATGCTGAATATTTGTTTAAAAGCTTCGATAAAGAAGAAACTTTTAATAAGTTTAATGAAATAACGGGTTAAGGAGAAAATATGAAAGTATTTAGAATAACTGACAAAGTATCTCAAGAGTATGAAGGGTGTTTAAATTTTAACGACAAGACTGAAAAAAGTGTTGAAAAATTAAGCGGTGACGGGAAATGGAAATTTCTTCATGGAATAAAATTAATGATAGACCCTGCTGGTGTAATTATAAAAGGGCCTGACATCTTTATTGGTCGTAAATGGGATGACTTAACTAGACTCAACTTTCAGGACACCTTCACAGTGATGAGATCTGTTGCTAGAGCGATGGGTGAGACAAACAAATCATGCGAAACAGACGATGATAGATTAGAAAAAAAAGAGTTATATAAAAAGGCAGTTAATGAATTAAATGGTTTTATCGAAAGAAGTATAAATTACGAAAAATCAAGGATAAAATAATGTTTAAAAAGAAAAGTTTTGAAAGATATAAATGTTTAGAGTGTGCAACATTTTATAAAAGACCTACAGAAGAGTGGGTCAAGCTTAATGAAAAGCTGTCAAAAGTAAAAGACCCGAATTTAGTAAATGTTGACATCGAATGCCCTAAATGTAAAAGCAAGAAGTTTCAGCATATTCCTATAGTTAAAGTCGATTATAAAGAGAAAGTGCTTAAACATTTTGATGTAGTCACTACGTTTTTAGGTAAAATTTGTGCATCGGTATTAAGTTTGTTTCTTTTTCAATATAATTCTAACGCTTCAATTGCGTTTGAATATATTTTAGGTTTTATTTTTTTAGTGTTTGCAATAAAATTCGCAAATTTATATTTATTATTAGATTTAAATATAAGTTGTGTTTTAGTAATGTTATTTTTTATTATTAAAAGAATAGGAAAGTAATATGGCATTTAAAAATTCTTTTATGAGTGAATTATCGAAATCTTTAGGTAGTTCAGTTTATGTCCCTGAAACAAATAAAGTTTATGAACCGACGATGGAGAAGTCAATGAAAGCGTATCTTCCTACTCATAGAGAAGAAGATAAGCACGGCCAAAGAGTTGATTCGGGTGTAGGTTATAGATTACCATTTCGAATTCTTAAATTAATGTACGAAAAGAATGTTGTTGTAAGGGCAGCTGTTGATACAATTATTAATGAAATTTGTGCAGCAAAATGGTTAATTAGACCTATTGATGAAGATGAAAAATTGTCTCCAGAAAAATTAGCAGATCAAAAACAAAGAATAAAAAAAATTGAAAATTTCTTTAGACACCCTAACGAAAATAGAGAGTCTTTTAGATTCTTTCAAGAAAAAGTTTTATGGGATTTATTAGTATACGATGCGGGTTCTATTGAGAAAGTTCGAAGTAATTCTGGGCAATTAAAAGAAATATATGCAATACCCGGAGACACAATAAGGATTAAAGCAGACAATCATGCAAAGATTTTAGGATATTGGCAAGTACTTGAAACGTCGAGTTCAAAAAAACAAGATCCCGAATTTTTTGAAGCTGAAGATATACTTTATATTATGATGAACCCTCGTTCAAGTTCTTTATACGGTTTTTCGCCTTTGAATACTTTAGAAAATATGATTACAGCTTTTCTTTATGGAGAGTCTTATAATATTAAGTATTTTGAAAACAACGCAACCCCAAGAGGAATATTAGAAATTGGTAATATTAGCGAACCTCAATTAGATAGATTTAGAGAATATTGGAGACAAGAAAATCTTCAACAACCTCATAGAATAATGGTATTAAGCAATCCCAATGCATTAGAGGGCAAAGGTGGAGCAAAGTGGATTCCTTTAGCAACAAATGCTAAAGATATGGAATTAATGCAATATTTAAATTGGGTAATGAAGATGATTTTAATGGTTTATGGAGTTACACCTTCTGAAGTTGGCTTCGCCGATGAAGTAAAAGGGGCTCCGTTGACGGGACAAGTATTGCAATCTCAAGCTTTTAGAAATAAAGCTATTTATCCAATGATGGATAGACTTAGTTCATATTATACTGAAGAAATAATAGTATCAGAATTTGATTCGCCTGATTTACAATTCGACTTTGAAGAAGAGCAATCGATTCAAGAACAATTACAAAAAGCACAATTAGATATGATTTTAATTCAAGCTAATATAAAAACACCTGAAGAGGCTAGAAAAGAAAGAGGTTTAGAGATTAAGAAAAAGCCGACTAGCCAATTATTTGATCAGCGACCATCTCAAGATGGTGAGCAAAATAATGACTTAGATTCAATATTGCAGGGACTTAAGGGAGAGAACCCAGATGAAGTAGATGTAATTATAAACGAAAATGAATCTAAAGAAAAAAATATTGTTGATTTAGCCTTCGATCAATTAAAAGATGCTTTATGTGATAGTCTTAATATAGATGAACAAGAATTAATTTCTAATAAAGATGTCTCTTCTGCAATCGAAAAAGAATATAATAATTTAAGAAGTGCAATTAATAATTATATGTCTCAAGGTAAGAGTAAAGATGTATCAAAATTGATAGAAAATGCATATAAAAATTTATCAAATAAAGTTAATATGTATATTATACAAAAACAAATAAATTCAGCACTATAATGAATAGAGAAATAAAAGAGCATAGAATAAAAAAAGATGTTAAGGAAGATTATGCATCTTTAAATCAATCTAAAAAAAGAGAAAGAGTTGATGCTCCGCTTCAAAAGCTTGAGAGCTGGTACTATAAACTTCTATTAGATGAGATGCAAAAAACTAAAGATAATTTTGAGAAAATTTATAAGGGTGAATAATGATACCATTCGATGTAGGTAATGTTCTAGCTTTAACTAGTATGTTTTTATTGTTTCTAGATAATGTTTTAGCTCAAACATACGATTTGCCCGAAAAAACTTTCTTTATGGGTGCACAAGTACTTCATGAACAAAATAATCCGGGACAAAAAATAGATACAGAAACTTTGTTAAACTTAAGAAGAGATTATTCTTCTGAATTACAAAATTTAAATTTAAAACATTACTGGAGTGTCCAGGGTTTATCTGATTCTGCTAGAGATAAACTTATGAAAGTTATAGTTGAATCAAAAGAAGCAGAGATGACTCCATATCAAATATCAAAAGAAATTAATAAAGAAGTCTTTGAGAAATTTTCAAATAAGGCTTTATTAATTTCTAGAACATTTATTACAGATGCAGAAGCTCAAGGTCGGATATCATATGCTGAAAATTATGCAAAGAAAAATGGATTAAAAGATGTATATTTACAAGTAAATTCAGCTCCTGATGCTTGTCAACTTTGTAAAACTTATTTAAATTTCATTAATGATAATGGCAAAATAATTGAAGGTAAGATATTTCCCGCAAGTTTTTTAAAAAAACAGAAAAGCAATTTAGGTAAAGCGACTTCAAAGCTAAAGCCGAATATCCCTATGCATTTTAATTGTAGGTGCCTATTTCTTATGGTGCCTGAAATCGACTATGAAATACAACAAGAAAAAATTAAAATGGGTGAATTGAAAAATAGAGATTTGGAAGAGGTTACGAAAATATTAAAATCGTACGAACCGAATTTTGAAAAAATAAATGAAAACATCAAAATGGAGAAATCTTTTGAAATAGATAAAGAGGAGAGTATAAATGGAAGTCTATAATAAAATGTTGGAGCAGTATTTTCCGAATACTTCTCACACAATTCCAGTTATAAAGTCAAAAAAATTAACAGAAATTCATAAAAAACATATTAGCGAAGCTCTTAAGAAAAAATATGATACAGAAGATTATGATGAGTTATTTGAAAAGTTTATTAAAGAAAATATTAATTCTATTAAAGCAAGTGTATATAAATATTTGCCTTATTTAGAGAATAAAGGTAAAGATAAAGAAGATATTACACAAGAAGCTCTTTTATATGTTTACGAAAATTTAGATAAATATAATCCTAAATTCGCACCCTCTACTTGGATTAAAAATTTTGTAGGTCAAGAAATGTATTGGCAGACTATGCCTGAATCTTTGAATACACAAGAATTTAAAAAAATGAGTGTAATTAGAAAAGCCAAAAATCATTTAGCTTCTGAATTAAAAAGAGAGCCTACAATAGATGAAATTTCTAATGCAACAAAAATACCTGTTGAGCTTATAAATAAGATCGTCATTAATTCTTCAGATTTGTTGAGTTTAGATGCTCAAAAGAGAATTGGAAGCGATGATGGTATGCTTATCGGAGATGCAATTGGAGTAGATTCTGGTTTGGACGAAATGATCGATAATTTTTCTTTAAAAGAAACAATTGAAGATGCGCTTTCGAAGCTTAACGAAAACGAGAGATATATTTTATTAAATAGTTCAGGCTTCGAAACAGGTATTACAATGAATAATGCCGAAATGGCAAGAGAATTAAATATGTCTAGAGTAAGAGTGGGTGTAATATTAAATAATGCAATCGATAAAATGAAAAATTACTTAAAAGATTTAGAAAAATCTTTAAATGAAGATTATATTAATTTTATAAATAGTTCATATCTAAATTATATAAATAAATTAGAGCAAGTGTTGAATAAAAAGAATACTTTAGAATCAATAAGAGAAGTAATGAAGTCAGTAAGTGGAGCATTAGATAAAAAGATTTATAATATACAAAAGTCTAAAGAGTTTATTAGAATAAGACAAAGAGACCCCAAAATATTTAATAAAAAAACTATGAGAACTGTAGATATTTCTAAGTCACTATCTATAAAAGCTGTAATAGGCGAACTTCCAAATGATTCTAAAACAAGAATTCAAACATTATTATTTAATAAAAATTCTAAGTTTGGTAAATCTTGGAATTTAAAAGATGCGAAAAATTGGGTAAAGTCAAATAAAGAGAAGATTAAAATTAGTATAGACTTAAAAGATTTATTGAATAAATGTAAGGAGATAGTTTAATGTTTAATGCTTTAATGTCAGGGAATATATCTAAGTCACAAGCTGATGATAATAAATTCAAAATAAGAGGTTATATGTCTGTCCCAATAGTTGATTTAGAAAATGAAGTTATAGGGACTGAAGCTTACGATGACGCTATAAGAACAGTAGATGAAAGAGTTAAAAAAGGTTTTCCCATTCCAATGTTTGTAGAACATAGAAGAAAAGAACTTTCTTTACCAATAGGTAAAGTTGTTAAAGCAGGTAAAGACGAAAATGGTATGTGGTTTGAGGGAGAGATTGCTGGAGGTATTCTAGGAACACCTATTAGGGAATTAATCGCTGGAGGGTATCTTTCAGGATGTTCTATCGGTGGAGATGCAGTAAAGAAAACAAGATACTTTGATACAAAAGTAAATAAAGATGTAACAAAAATTACAAAAATGCAACTTAGAGAATTGTCATTAACAGGTCTTCCCGTCAATGAAGAGTCTGTTTTCGCTCTTGCGAAGTCACAAAATAAA